GTCTGGCAAGCAGCCAAACAACAGGGACACCGGGCCAAGCATGACGACGCTGCGCCGACGCGCTGCAAAGTTAGGTGTCACAATCGACATCGAGCGCGACCAGTACGGCATGAAGTACTGGCTGACCGGTGACGTTGCCGACAAGCACCTTGAAGACATGCAGTTCTGCACAAGCCGCGACGAGATTGACGGCAGTTTGCAGCACTTAGCCGCCGTGTTGCACCCAGCATCATGACTGCACTCTTTTGGATCACCTGCGCAGGCCTCTGGTGGCTAGCGGTCTGCGCCTTTTTCCTTGTGCCTTTTGGCACCTGACAACCAACAGGAGAAACAACCCATGGACTTTGAGATAGACCGTAACGAAGCAGAAGGCGTGCTCATTGGGGACGTAACGATAGCGCTCACGCCCAAAGAGTTCACCATGCTGCACACTGCACTGACCCGTCACCTTGACCGAGAGCATGAAGACATGGCGCACGCACGCAGTGACCTTGAGACATTGGTAGAAGACTGCGGGCGTTTTGTGGAAGCGCATGAGGTCTGGCAGTGGATGGAAAACGTAAAGACAACTTTGGACGCAATGCGCAGTAATCCGGCGCAAGGAGCAGCCTGATGCCATCACACTACCCACTAATCCGCCACAACCTGCGCGGCACGCTGCGCGGCCTGACACTTGAAGGCCATACGCGCCTTGGAAACAGCAAGTGGACTGTCTGGCTTGAAGACAGCGACGGCCAAGCTTTCATCGGGCGCACTCAGCCCAACGCAGGCTTTACAGCAGCGCTGACAGCAGGCCACGAGGGCCGCGTTTACGATATTGTCTGGCACCGCACGAGCCGTGGCGCACAGATCATCGCTGACATGAGAGAGGTGAAAAAACAATGAGCGATATACCAGCAGCACGCGCCATCCTACTGCAAGCAATCGACGCAACGTCCTGCCCGGTAGCCAAAGGCGCAATGGCGTTTGCCCTGACCAAGATGCGGCGGGTCGAGCCGCGCAGACGTGGGCCGTGGAAGAACAAGATGACCGAGCAGAAACGCAAAGCCGTCTATGACCTAGCCCGCAACAACCCGAGCATGCACGTGAGCGAGATTGCCGCCCTCGTGCAGCTCAACCCGGGACGCGTCTCGGAGTTGCTGAGCCGTGCCGAGATAGTTACGGAAGGGGAACGATCATGATACGGCAAGCAATCTTGGGCATACTGATTGCCCTGTTCGTCTTCCTCTATCCAATATGGTGGCTGCATTCATGGGCATTGAGCTAATCCGAGAGCAGATGATTGCTGCAAACGACACGGTAGGCGGTGACGTAACTGCCGATGACGTTGTGGGAATGTATTTAACCATGCTCGATTTCAACCTTGATCGTATTCACTCGGCGGCGGTCTGCCCGGACACGGGCGAGGCGTTGCTCAAACCAGACGAGCACGAGATTGCAGCGGGACTGTCTAGCCTCATCACTGATGCGGTTAAAATGTCCGTTGCGCTTGGTCTCAAGCTTGACAACCCGCTCATTTAGCGAAACCTTTTCGACGGAGAAACTAAATGGAAGTGAGAAACCCTAATGAAACAGGAGCACAAACTCCGCCTACAAATGACCCACTTTGCGACAGTCGATCCCCTAATGTCGCTGCCTAGCATCATGGCGCTGGCAGTGATTGCGGACGAGCTGTCGGCAACGGGTGAGCAGTGGCTGCACCAAAGCACAGTGCGAGAGGCTCTGCCTGTCACGCCTGCTTCGGTCAGCCGCGCACTCACCTACTGGTCACAGCACAATGACGGCAAAGGGATGCTCAAGTTCGCCCAAGACCCACAGGATCGCAGGCAAAGCTTGATAAGCCTAACGCCAAGTGGCAGTTTGTTTGTTCGCGGTTTGTTCCAATGGAGCGATGGATGAAACGACACAGAGAGAAAAGATACACACTGAACGACTACATTCCCATGGCGCAGGTAGTCTTTCGGCACAACAGAGATCAGGCCGGTGTGCGTAGCGCACTGCGCAGACTGCGCGATAGCTTTTTGGCCGACATGTACATTGATGACATCGAGCGCAGCGACATAGCCCTTTACGCTAACGAGCTAGTGCGTCTTGGTCTGAGCGATGGCCGCATTCTGCACGTGCTCAGCAAGTTGAACAAGGTACTTCGGCACGCAGACGACATGGGCTTGCTGCCTCAAGGCCGACCCAAGTACCAGCACACTCGGCACAGTCGCCGCCGTGAGTACGAGGTGACGCCAGAGGAAGAGGTCGAGTTGCTGCGTGGGCTGCGCCGATACGGCAGAGAGTTCGAGCAGTTCGCTCAGTTCCTACTGTACACGGGCGGTCGATACAGCGAGGTCACGCACCTCAAATGGGCTGACTGGCAGGACGAGGCAGTGACGTTCAAGATCACAAAGAGCGGCAAGCCTCGCACCCTGCCACTATATCGCCCAGCTCGTGAGGCACTGATCGAAGCACGTGAGCAGCGACCGCACCACGCAGGCCCGTTTGCCCTGTTCAAAAAGCACAGGATTTTCCTTGAGCCGTGGCACGAGGTGGCTGACAGCATGGGCATTGACGATGATGACTTCACGCCGCACTGTTTGCGGCACACCTGCATCACACGGCTCGTCCGTTCGGGCATGCCGTTGATGAAGGTTAAGGAGTGGGGCGGCTGGTCAAGTTTGGTCATGGTTCAGCGCTACTCCCATCTTGAAGCAGCCCGTGACTTACGGACGGCCACAAAAGATTATGCGATTGACAGCGAAAGGTTGATCGCGTAGCCCAAATGCAACCCGGTGGTTTACGCAAGCTTTATGCGTTCGCCACTAAATAAATAATAAATTGTAGGCACTACCTAACTATCTGGTGCCAGTGGTGACAGTGACAATGAACGATCTTCTCAATTTAGTTTCTCCAAACTCCGAGCGCACTGAGTTTGCGCAACAAGAACTAGACATCGAGATGGTGCGGCGAGGCCAGCACATCGAAACAAAAAAAGAACAGCAAGCACGCATGAGCGGCGGGTCTTCCTCCCTTCCCGCATGTCGCCGCGTGCTGCTAGGGCTGCATGAGCGGGCGTGCTCCTCCCTTGCGCGTTACATGCAGCCAAACACGAGGACGGGCAGGCGCGCCGCAGGGTATTCGCAGCTCTCCCAGATAGCTGAGCAGTGCAGCCTGCCTGTCCTCACTTCCGTCTTACTCGCTGCTACCGGGTCGCTTCTGCTCTCGCACAGTGCTCTCAGCCAGTCGTACTTTTGCGACCAAGTTGGGCGTGCTGTGCGGGAGTTTGAAGAGCACCGCCGGTTCCAGCGTGAGTTTGAAAAGTGGTCTCGGTTGCAGCAGTTAGAGTGGCGACGCCACAAGCTGCACCGCACGGCCAAAAGACAAAAGACACGTGAGCTACACACTTTCCTGAGTGGCGGCACAGCACCCAGCGAGCGGCACGAAAACAGGCGTACTCAGATGGGCGCAGCGTGGCTCGCAACAGCAATCGAAGTTGGTCTTGTAGAGCAGGCGCACCAGCGCAGCACACGTGGCAACAGGCAGCCGCTTGTCGTCGCTAGCGCACAGTTCCGTGATCGTGTCGAGGCACTACAGCAGCAGCTCGTGGATGCGGCGTGGTTCCCTATGCCGATGGTGGTGCCACCGAAAGCATGGGACTGCGACTGGCATCTGTGGGGCGGTAGCTACGACAGCGACGACATCCCGGCTTATGGCTTCTGTAAGGACTGGACACGTTGCGATCACGCTGAGTTAGAGGGTGTCTCCGATGTCGCATAATGTAAACCTCACGATGGCTGTGGATGCTGTCAACGCCGCTCAACTGACACCCTACAAGTGCAACCCACTGATCGCTGGTGTCATTGACGAAACTGTGCAGCGGGACCTTGACGTTCCGTACTACCGCAAGCCGATTGACAAGCCGACGCTGGACGAGGCGAGCTGGCGCAATCCAGACCTAGCTAAGCGCATGAAGCACGAGCTGCGCGAGTGGCACGCTAGCCAAAACGCAAGCCGACACTCTCGGATAAGCCTGCGTGCAGCCTTGGCGAATGCCTTGAAGTACCGTGACCGTCGCCTGTGGCTACCAATGCAGACGATCAAGTCGGGTCGCATGCACTACAAGCCTACGCTCAGCCCGCAGTCGAGCAAGACAAACCGGAGCATGCTGGACTTTGCCGAAGGCATGCCGATTGCGAACGACACGGCAGTCGAGCACGCGATGGCTACTGTCGCAGACTTGTGGCCCGATGGGCTGACGGTCGAGCAGGCTGACCGGTGTGTCGCTGAGCCACTGCGCCACGACGACTGGATGCACGGCGAGGCACCCTTCATGCGGCTACGTGCAGCTCAAATGCTCAGCGAGTTTCACGCGCACGGGCTAGGCTACGTCGATCACATGGTGCACTACCGTGACCAGACCTGCTCAGGGCCAGCACACTACGCTGCGCTGTTGCGTGACGACACACTCGCTCCACACGTTGACCTGACTGACGACGATACAGCGCCTGACCTGTACACAAAGGTCGCTGAGCTGGCTGTCACGTTCGCACGCACGGTCGGCACTGAAGTTGCTGATGCTGTCGCCCGCAAGGGCATCACGCGCGCCGATGCAAAGCGGGTGGTCATGCCGTTGGGCTACGGCGCAAGACACAGAAGCGTCGAGAACGCTACGATCCAGCATGTCTTTGGGGCAGTCGAGCGTGGCGACATGCAGCCGCCGTACCCGGACCTTTATCGTTACAGTCTGTGTCTGACCCAATGTCTCTGGCAGTCCGCACAGCTACTAATGAGCAAGCCGTTCGCTCTGCAAAAGTGGCTGGGTGAGGTAGCCGCACAGGCTGCGCGTGAGCAAGTAGTACTGCGTTGGGTTAGCCCGAGTGGCTTCCCGGTAGCCAGCGCTGAGTGGCAGAAGCGCACGCGCAAGATACAGACACACATCGGGCAGACTGTGTACGTGCCGGTGGTGCTGGATGACACAGACACAATGGACGGGCGGGCGATGCGCCAACAAGTACCGCCGCTGTTCGTCCACAGCTTTGAAGCTGCCTACTTGAGCCGTGTTGTCAGCTACGCACGTGACCTCGTGCAGCCGATCACGAATGTCTCCCTGATCCACGACAGCATTGGCGTCCATGCTGCCTGTCTTGAAGACATGCTCGATCACTTCGGACCACTGAAGCAAGCGTGGCTGCACCAGTACAAGCCTGACCACCTTCATCAAATTGCTGAGTGCTTCCAAGGCCAGCTTGCTGATGACCTTCCGCCCCTGCCTGAGTACGGCACCCACAAAATCGAAGAGGTACTGAACAGTGGCCGCTACTTCCAAGTCTGACCCGGCTTGTCACAACTGCGCTCATGCTTTCGAGCGCTCAATCAGTGGCAAGTATGAGTGTCGCCGATACCCACGATCTATGGATGTCCCACCCTATTACAAATGTGGCGAGCATGCACCTTTACCAACTAAGCGACGACTTGGCTCTCGGGCTAACTCCAAGCGGAACTCTTAGCCTCTACGACATCGGCGTCATGCACGACTTGGACGAGTGCGAGACCGTCGAGGAAGTCTCGATGCTCCTAGATGGTGGCTCGATAGTCGAGCTGGATCATGAGGAAGCAGAAGAGCTGTTCAATATTCTCCAACTCCACTTCAAGGAAACTCCAAATGAAACCGTTCAATAAAGCCTCTGAAGAGCGCAACTTCACACTCGGGCGCTGTCGCCTACTCCGCAATCGTGCCGAGCAAATGTGGTACGCAGTAGCGCAGCCTGATGCGACGACCAGCAAGTACGAGCTGACCTTTGGCCTGCCGATGCAGGTGTGGGACGAGATCGCTGACGACTGGAACATGCTGCACGAAAGCTGGGGTGTTGACCCACTGCTACGTGTCAAGCCGCAAGAACTTTTCGGCGAGCAGATGATGATGCTACGCACGGCACGAGACCAGCGCCTCAAGGACGGCGTGGACTTTAGCCAGCCTAAGATTTTCAACTGGGACGCAGACCTACAGCAGCCGACATGGGAAGTAGGTCACGGCTCTATCGTGCGCCCGACTGTCAAGCTGCGCACCACTGAGTACGGCGGTAAGCACTACATGCAAGTTCAGCCCGTGTCGTTCCAAGTGATTAAGCTGGTGGAGCACACTGAGGAAGCCGGTGGCGGTGCGTCGAATGACAACCCGTACCAAAAAGAAGAGGACGGCGGGCTTGCGAGCGCGGCGTAGCAACAACCCTCTCAACCTGCACGATCAGCAAGGTCTCATTAAGGGCTTCCGGTCACAGTTTGAAGACCGGATTGCCCGGGACCTGTGCGAGCGCAGGATTGCGTTCCGATACGAGCGGATGATTGACCGCATCCAGTGGACCCGACCAGCCACCCATCACGTCTACTCACCGGACTTTGTGCTGATCAGAGCAGACGGTCATTTGATCTACGTCGAGGCCAAAGGCCGCCTAGACGGGGACAGTATGGCTAAAATGCTACATGTTTGTAGGCAGCACGTAGAGCTAGACATCAGGTTTTTGTTTTCTAACGCAAAGACATCGGCGGGTAGGCAGAAAAAGACGGCGGGCCAGTGGGCAGACAAGCACAAATTTAAATGGGCAGAAGGCCGCGTGCCTGACGCATGGATGAAAATATGACAACGCAGCATGACGAGCGGCAAAAGCCGATACTGACCCACCAGCCTTGCCCGGATTGCGGCAGCAGTGACGCGCTTAGTGTCTATGAAGACCACACCTTTTGTTTCTCGTGTAAGCAGCACACGTGGACTAAGCCGCTCGATTATAACCCTGAGGTTATAGTGCAGCACCCTAAGTCTGGTCGCCCTACTGGCACAGTGCAGCAGATAACAGCGCGCCGTCTCGTGCATCTTGGCACACTCAAGCGGTACGAGGTCGAGACAACAAGCGATGGCCTGTCACTGTTCCACTACTTCAGCAGCGCAGGTGTCTGGAAGGGAACAAAGACCCGCAAGCCTGACGACAAAGACACGATACGCTGGGTGGGCGACGGTAGCGAGCCAGCGCTGTTCGGCCAGTTCGTGCAGAAGCCGACTGCCAAGAAAGCACTGATCATCACAGAAGGCGAGTACGATTGCCTAGTCGTCGCCTCTAATGTACCGCTCGACAAGTACCACGTGGTCAGCCTGCCCGGTGGCGCTAGCAGTGTGGGCCACGTACTGCACAGGCACTGGGACTACTTGCACGGGTGGTCAGAAGTGATACTGGCTGGCGATACGGATGGCCCCGGCAAGGATGCAACTGACCAGCTAGCGACCGCGCTTGGTACAGCCATGGACGCTATGCCCGTAAGCGTCGTCAAATGGCCAGCCGAGTGCAAAGATGCGTGCGACGTGCATGAAAAGGGCCTGAGTGTCAGCGACTTCATAGAAGGTGCAACGCGCTGGCGGCCTGAGAACATTCACGACATGCACGACCTGATCCCGAGCTTAGAGAAGCCGGTCGATTACGGCCTGCCGATTATGTTCGAGCGGTTGAGTGAGCGGCTAGGTGGCTACCGCAATAACGAGATGTGGACGATTGTTGCAGGCACGGGCGTCGGCAAGAGCACGCTGGTCGGCCACCTGTGCATTGACCTTAAAGTTACGCACGGCAAGCGTGTCGGTCTTATGTTTCTTGAAGAGCGGAGCGAGCACGCACTGCGCAGGCTGCTGAGCATTCACCTCAAGACAAACTTGCTTAGGCCCAACAGCGCGTTCAGTGTCAGCGAGCAGGTTGCAGCAGCCAAAGAGCTGTTCGAGCCAGACACCTTCTACACCTACGATCACTTTGGTTCTGTAAGTAACGAGGACCTGCTGCGCCGCATGACGTATTTGGCCAACGGCGTAAACTGCGACTACATTATTCTTGATCACATCACGATTGCCAGCACCCTGCCCATGAGCGGCGGCGGTGTCTTGAGTGAGCGACAGTCGATTGATGCCCTCACTACGGCCATACGAACGCAGATCGTTGATGCGTGTGGCGTGAGTGTAATTCTTGTTAGTCATACACGTAAGCCGACACACGGCGACCACAGCGACGGCTCAGCACAAGTGCGGCTGTCGGATATTCGCGGCACTGGCGCAATCGCTCAGCTTAGTGACGCAGTTATAGCGATTGACAAAAGTAAGGACGAAGCAGGCGACGTTGTTCGGGGCGCGGTCGATCTAACGGTACTGAAAAACCGAATGTCGGGCGATGTCGGTTCTGCTGGCACCCTTCTTTATGATGATATTCAAGGCCGATTGCGGTGCAGTTCCGCACTTTGACGCTCTCTACGATGTCCACGACTGGGCTGTAGAGAAAGCGTTTCGTGACCGCCGGTTCGGCGCGTTTAGAGACAAGTTGTCTTACGAGATCGCACGGGTCGAAGGCACCAGCGACTGTCTCGATAGCATCGTAGGCGTTCTGCAAACCGGCGTCGGTCTGACCGTAGATGACCTGCGCACGATGGGGTTCTGGTGGCGCAAGCCGTCAAACGTCTGGTGGAAATTGAGACAACGTGGCTACGACCTCGTGGCTGTCGGCAAAGGCAAGAGAAGTAGACGTTATTACCTAAGGGAGTGGGTAGCACATGGCGCTAGCTGTTGACATTGAGACGGACGGACTGAACGCGACGCGAATAACGGCGCTGTGTTGGATCAACATTGAGACTGGCGAGGAAGTAGACTGCTATCACAACATTGAGAGCGGCCTGCGTACCTTGATGGAGTATGACGGCGAGCTTGTGTTTCACAACGGTATCGACTTTGACGTGCCGACCATCCAGCGCTTGTACGACTGGTGGCAGCCCCGGCACCGCATCGTTGACACGCTAGTTCGCTCACGGTTCGTGTACCAAGACATGCTGGGCCACGACCTGCGAACACACACGACCGAAAGCCTGCGCAAAGTTGACGACCGGGCAAGGCTGGGCAGTCACGGTCTGGCGACGTGGGGCGTGCGTCTTGGGTTTGCCAAGCAGGAGTTTGAGGGCGACTGGGACACGGAGTACACACCAGCGCTGGGCGAGTACTGTCTGCAAGACTGCCGTGTCACACGGCGGCTGTATCTGCACCT